CTAATGTTGCAATTGGCGCCGCTTCTCCTTCAATGCGGAGAGCAACAACTTTAGCTTTAGGTCTTAACTATCTCAACAATAGTGGACGAATTGTTAGTGAGATTGAAGCCAGTCGTCGTGGTACTGACCTATTACATGCAGCAGGTTACCCTGTTTCTTATGCTCCAGCATTGTTCCAAACTACTGCTTATGGCATTGCACCAACAGCGACAGCCCTTGCTGGAGTAGGTGCTGGACGGTTTTTAAGATCTTTTGCTTCCAAACTGGTCTAAGATTATTAATCGTAATAAGTAAGTGTTGCTATAATTTTATTAATGGGACCTAAAGTTCCAGAGGCAATCGGTTTAAATCCGATAATCCATGGATCTTTAGGGTCCTGGTTTCAGCTACACCTTACGCTGAAGAACCAACATGTTTATTGATAACGACTTTCCCAAGCTGTTGGGTGCGGAGCTGTACCGTCCCCATCCAGCTTATATCGTGGAGATGGCTTGCGAGCCCGTAGTTGTCCACGACTTCACCAAACAGCCGGGTCAAACCGTTCAGCTCGACCGTTATCGTTTCTGGGGCAACCCTGGTACGAAGACCAACCGTGAGCGTACCCAGGATCAAACCATTGGTACCGCTAACAGCCGGTCGATTGTCAAGGACAAGGTGCTGGTGTCTCTCCGTGAGTACACCGGTCCTGCAGACCCGAACAACGCTAACCTCCCGAGCACCTTCAAGATTGCTCGTGAGACTCTGATGACTGCTCAGCGTCTGCTGCTGGACACCGGGAACCTCAACATGTTCCACCAGTCCATCGGTTCGCTGACTCTCCTCGACGACTATCGCCGCTGGCGCGACCGTGTGTTCCTGGATGAGCTGTTCAAGTCCGAGTCCCGTGGTCAGTCTTCTGACACCCAGGGTGGTTACTACTATCCCAACGGTAAGGCCAAGACCAGTGCCACTGCACTGACTGCCTATACCGCTACTGAGTATGCGTCTGAGCGTTACAAGTTCAACGTGAAGACCGACCTGCTGGAAGTGGTCAAGAGCCTGCGCAAGCGCAACGTGCCTGTGTTCGCTGATGGCTACTACCGTTGTATTGCTGATCCCTCCTTCATGAAGGATCTGCGTGCTGACCAGGGCTTCCGTGAAGTGGCTCGTTACCCCGGCTTTGCTGCTGGTAACCCCATCATGAGCGGCATGAACCCCAACGCTGCCATTTATGGCGGTGGTCAGTATGGTCAAGCTCAATTCGTTGGTGGTGAACCCACCATGCCTTCTGGCTTCGTGTTTGAAGGTGTGCGTTTCTTCGAGTCCACCAACTTCCCTGCCAAGACCATTACCGTTGATACCGGCGATGGTGGCGGTGCTGTTTCTCACGATACCCCTCCTGCTCTGTTCTTCGGTCCTCAGGCCGTGGGCGTTGGCATCGGTGGTCCTAATGCTCAGGTCCTCATCAACAACAACGACGACTTCAGCCGCTTTATCATTCTGATTTGGCAGCTGTACGCCGGTTTTGCGAACCTGAACAAGGACTTCGTGACCACTGCGTTCACCATCGTTTGAGGAAGGAGGTAATTAACAATGGCTACTTACAAGTCCAACGCTGGTGCAATCCTCCAGCCCGGTAACCAAATCAACCGCCTGTCCTCCTTCAATAGTGAAGGTGTGTACGGCTGGCCTGGTGTCGAAGCTTTCGAGCTGATTGGCTATGCCAAAGTGACCAACCTGGCCGCTGACAAAGCTTCCTATAAGAGCTTTGATATCACCATCCCCTCGCCTGATCGTCGTCCTGATGATCGCGTTCGTGATGATCGCACTACGCTGGTGGTGAGTGCTAGTGCTGCACGTCCTGCTTACATCTATGGCGCTTCTATCGCCATTGGTCAGGACCTGCCTGCTGGTGGCGAAGCTAGCTTCCCTGCCTCCCCTGTGACCGCCGACATCGGTGGTACCACTGGCGAAGGCCTGCTGCTCGGCCCCAACAACTCTGGTTCCCCCTTCGGTGTTCCTGCTACTCAGGCTAATGGTCTGGCTGCTGCTAGCTCCATTGTGTCTGCTACCAGCAACCTGTTTGCTCAGGGTCTGAGCGACACCACCGTTGGTGACCTGCCCTTCTGGACCACCGTGACCACCGGTGGCATCGTGGCTGGCGACGCTGCCAACTCGATGTTCTACAAGGTGACCGCTGACACCACCTTCAAGGTGTTCAACGTTAACGGTGTGACCTCCACCTCTGCCGATGGCGACGGTGTGTTCATCAGCCAAACTGATTATGATGCTGGCCGCATTGGCTACATCCTTTGCCGCGTGAACTACCTGCGTCCTGCTGCTGGCGTGAGCTGGGAAGATATCAATGAGTTCATTGATTTCGCTTCCCAAGTGGGTGGTACCGATAGCTGATCTATTGATCAGTTAAGTTGAGGTTGGTATTGTATTGGTAGTCAACATTCTTAAGGATGCTCTACCAATACAAACCAACCGGTCAACTGGTTGAAATGATCTCTCACCATGGGGATGGGATCATGATGTGCATTGATTCTCAAGATGAGGTTCTGTACATCGAACGTGATGATCTCATCCCTCATCTTGGTGCAACAAATGAAAGGGATCGGACAGAAGAACGTCTTACTGAAAAGCTGAAGGAAGAAGGCGTTAATCCACCGACTCCTACCAATAAGGAAACTTTCCCTCTAGATGTGCGGATTAACATTAATACCGCAAGCGCTAGACAGATTGCTGACCATTTACCTGGAGTAGGATTAAAGACAGCACGGGATATTAAGGATTTACAAACCTCAATGCCCGGCGAAAAGTTCGTCCGCTTAGATCAACTCAAAGCTATTAAGCGTGTTGATTGGGATGAAATTATCAAAGAAAATCTTATTCGAGTTGAATAATGCAGCTTGATAGTTTCCTCAAGTCAAAGATTCGTTGGCACCTGGGATATAACTCCACTTCAATCCCTGCTGGTGATCTAGCACGACTTGAGGAAGCACTCAACAACGTACCAGATTCTTTCTGGTATCAGAAATTAGTCGAACAAGTCAGCCGGTGCGATGAGGCAGAAAAGCGCACCGATATGACTGGTAGTGCAAATAACTTTGCTGTACCTCGGAACCGTTTAGAAAATATTGCTGGTGACGTTGACCGTACTATTACAACGACTGATTTCAAAGAAACACTTAAAACCTGGACGGAGATTTATCTGTATGAAACTGATCGCTTAGCTCTTCATCTGTACGTCGCTAATTATAGAAACCCTATGCAAGCCCGCTATCGCTTCGAGCGGGAAGGCGCTGAATTCATTCAAGCCTTACCTGGACCTGCAGACGTTGCTGTTGGAACCCGTTTCTACTTCGAGTACAACTTCCGATAATCCAATGTCTGAACTCCGCCAGCGCTATGAACAACTGCTTCAGCGACCTGAAGTACGTTCTCTCCTAAATACCATTCGCTATGCAGAGGGTACTCCAGGAGAAGCAGGTTATCGCACCATGTTTGGTGGCGGTAAATTTGATACCTCTAAAGGCTGGAAGCATCCTGATACTGTTGTAAGGACTCCTGGCTACGCTAGTGCTGCTGCGGGTGCCTATCAATTTTTACCTGGCACATGGCAAGGTACTGCTAAAGCTCTTGGTTTACCTGGCTTTGATCCTAAATCACAAGATCTTGCTGCGTTATACCTGATTGATAAAAAACGTGGTGCTTTAGATCCGTTCCTTAAAGGAGAAAAATTTGGAACTGTTATTAACAAGCTTGCTCCAGAGTGGTCTTCATTGCCAACATCTGGTGGTGGAAGCTACTACGGACAGCCTTCTAAAAAACTCGGTGACCTGTTTAAATACTACGAACAACAGAAACAACAAGTTGCAGGAACCACCCAGCAACAACAAACGCAACCTACTCCGCAGACACAACCAACGGCCAAACAACCCGGTGGTTTACCCAACATTAATATTTTTGTAAGTGGAGGTGGAAAGCAACCTGAACAGAAAAATATCTTTCAGCAATTTCTTGAGAGGTTTAGCCGTGGCGTAAAAGCAAAACAGCAGTCTTCTCTTTTAGATAACCCAATGGAAATGGCACAACAAATAACAAATGTGCCTCGTGTTGATTACTTTAGCTGATCATGGCAGGTATTATTCAGGCTGGTTACATTGCAAAACCAGGGGAAGATATCTTCCCTACCACTGGACCGCATCTTGATGTCCGGGTTAAAAAAGGTGGTCAATATATTGATCCAGCTACCTGGCGCACTGGTCTGCAAAACCTATTAGTCGGTGAACAGAAAACTCCTCTGTACTCACAAACTAAGGATGGGTTTAAGCCAGGCTTTACAGTTACCTCTCCCTTTGGCCAACGCAAGGCACCTACTGCTGGCGCCTCCACATTCCATCGTGGGATTGACTTTGGCATTGCTGGTGGCACACCTTTATATTGGAAGGGTGCAGGTGCTTTTAAACCTGGTAAAGGTTTAGGAACAATTCAAACTCCAGAGGGATACGAGATTGAACTGCTTCACACTAAAGGTGGTAAAGAAGCTAGCTTAATGGCTGATCAACAGACACCTCAGGTTCCTGTTGCTCCACCGCAGCAACCCGCTTCTACTGACTCTCCCCAATCTATTAATATCTTTTTAAACGTTGGTAAAGGAGAAGACCAAGAAGAAAGGATTAGCCCTCAGGATCAATTGAAAAAGTTTATTGTTGAGAACTTCTTGGCAAAACGTGATTCAGGATTTGATCCTATGCAGATGGCACAGGCTATTACTAACGTTAAACCTAAAAACTATTTTGCATAATGGCTTACACTAAACCAGAATTAAGAGAGCGCCTTAAAGATAAAATCATGGCGGGCTCTAGTGGAGGCAAGCCTGGTCAATGATTTTGTGCTATTGTAAGAAAAGCACAAAGCAACCAATGCAAAAACTTTGCCGTGAATGCGGAATCAGAAAACCGCATGAAAGTTTTCAGAATAAAGGATATACTTCTTCTGGAAATATTAAAAGATCTAAAATTTGCAAAGACTGCGCTTCTCCTGTAATTCAAAGATTTAAAAAACTGTATGGAGCAGATGGAAAAAAACAATGCTCTAAATGTAGTAGCTATTTAGATTGGGATTGTTTTAGAAGAAGGAAAATGGATGGCAAAACCTATCTACATTCTTCTTGTAATGCTTGTAATAAAGTTAGCTGGGACAAATGGATAGCCAACAATAAAGAACATTATCAGAAAGTTAAAAAAGAAGGGCAAGATGCGCTGCACCATAATCATAAAAAATATGAAAGAAATGGTCTTACAAAAGAAAGATATGATGTTGCGTTTGAAATTCAAAAAGGTTTATGTGCAATTTGCCAAAAACCTTCCAAAGATAATCAGTCTTTAGCAATGGATCACAATCATAAAACTAATGAGTTTAGAGGTTTGTTGTGCAAAGAATGTAACAGGGCTCTTGGCTTGTTCGGTGATAATATAGATACATTAACCAATGCGGTTACTTACCTTAAAGAGCGAGGCAGCTATGGCTGAGAACAAGGGCAACTATACAAAACCTGATCTTCGTGAGCGTTTGAAACGTCGCATTATGGCTGGTTCTGATGGTGGCAAATCAGGAGAATGGTCGTAGCCGTAAGGCTACTAAATAATGATCGGCAAGAAAAGCTCAGATGCTCGCTAGAGCATACAAAGAAAAAGGCGGTGGCTATCGTGGAGAGAAAACAGAGAAACAAAAATCTCTCAAACGCTGGGGTGAACAAAAGTGGATGACTCGCAAAGAATACGAAAAGAAAAAACAATGAACAACGATCTCAAAGCAAAGGCGTTTCTTGGTAAAGCTGTTACCGTTGTAGGTGATAGTTGTCCACGCGCTACAACTGATATTGAAGAAAATATCAAAAACCGGAATTGGACAATTAAGAACTTTGCTTATGGTCCTTTAAATCCTGATCAACCTGATCCTGGGTTTTGGGAAAAGAAAGCAGAGATGTGGAACAGTGATATTGAAACTGTACAATCTGCTCTGTGCGGTAACTGTGCTGCATTTGATCAATCCCAAAAGATTCTTGATTGCATCATTGAAGGCATCAATGAAAAAGAAGCAGCTGATCCCTGGGATGTTCAAGAGCTTGCTAACTTAGGTTACTGCCAGCTTTTTAAATTTAAGTGTGCTGCTGCGCGTACTTGCGATGCGTGGCTTCATGGCGGACCTATTGAAGAGTGATGGCTGACAAAGCAATTGAACCAGGTCAAAAAGAAACTGAGCGCTATCTCCCTGAGAAAGCCTGGGCTAAACTATCACCAGAAGAGCGGCGTCGTACAGATGAAAAGAAACGCCGTGAGTCTCGAACTGGTAAACAGTTTGTAGAAAATACTGAATCTGCTAAGAAAGCTCGGCGTGCTGTTGAGCTTGCTACCAAACACAAGTCATGATCAATCCTTTAGAAGATCGTCAAGAAGAAGTACAGGTACGTGGCCGGGGCCTTGGCTATGTACGTGGTGATGAAACCCCTGGAATTCGTGCAATGCCTGGAGACTATGAAGTAGGCAACCGCCCTCTCCCTGGAGACTACCGGATGGCAGGTAGCAAGATCAAAGGCATGGCGCAATATGATCCGATGATCTTTAAAAAGCTGTTTGCTTAGAGTTGCGCTACAATAGGTTTAGCAGTTGAATTGTTAGCAAGTGGCAAGTACCGCAACCAATAAGTTACCGGCGATGATTGATCGCCCGTTACTGAACAGCACTCTAGTAACGGTTGCATCTGGTCAGTTATTTTCTACCAGCCTAGTACCCACTGCTGTTGGTAACGCTACTAATATTCTTGATATTGATACAACCTTAACAGATACTTCTGTTAGTGGTGCGTATGTTGATGAGATCTGGATTCGTTATAGCAAAGAACGCAATATCTTTTTAGATGCACAAAGCCCAGTAGCTGCAACGTACTCTGCAGATTCTACTGATGTTGTTGTTACGATTGCTGCTGGTCATAACATTAAGGTTGGCCAAGAAGTTTATTTAGATTTTACGAGCTACAGCTCAGGTACTACTCCAATTGATTTAACAGCAACGGTTACAGCAATTACTAGCACTACTTTTACTGCTACTATTCCTAGTGTCTCTGGTCCTATTACCGGTGATGTTAATGTCTATGCACCAATCAATATTGGTTTCTATGTAGTAGCAACTAGCAGTATCACCAATACAAACCAGTTCTTTCCATTATTCACTGTTAGTGTTCCTGCGACTGTTTCTGGACAAAACTACAGTTTAACTCTCAATGAGATTCTGCCTTTAATCAACCATCCAGTTCCTCATGCTGGGGCCAACTTTGGTTCTGCCAACAATGAAGTTGCACCGAAGAATCGTGGATTAGTTCTTCAGCGTGGTCAAGCACTATATGCAGCAGTCAGTGGTACCACGTCTTTAACAAACGGATTTTATATTAACGTTCAAGGCGGTTTCTACTAAAGCGTGAAAGATATAGATAGCTGGTCAAGGGAACAGAACTATCTTAACTGGAAACGTTCTGTTGAGATGGCTAACCAATGGCGCCGTATGTTAGACGTGCCTGAAGTAGATTATCCGTATCCAGGGGATCCTAGAAGCGGATTATCTTTAAATGCCTAGACGTAAAGAAAGTTTTGGCGGACGCTTTGATGCTGGCTTTAAAACTTTTTCTGACAAAATTAATAAACAAGCGTTAAAGCAAGACTTCAAAGCCTCTAATCCTTTCAATTTTGAACCTGCTAATCCAGATGAGATTAGCCGGATTCGTTTCTATAATCACGACTCCATGTGGAATCGCTGGAGACGTGGCTATGAACTGTACACACTGACCCAGACGGTTCTAGGAAGCAGGGCAACAGGTCGTAATACCCGTGGTGACTTCAGGATGTACTGCGCATTCCAGCAGTTCCCTGGTGTCTTTATTCCTGCAAGGATGTTTACATTTCCCAGTACTCATAGCGAGATTGGGGAGCAGATGGTTGGTGTGCGTGATGTCAACTCTTTTAATTTTTACAATTTTGGTTTACCTATCCTTGGTGTTCGCTATATGCAAGCAGCAAAGACAGGTACGTATTCTCAAACAGGAACTACAATTACTGTCACCATATCTGACCATGGCTTCGAAACTGGTGACTCAGTTTACCTAGACATGACAAGTGGTGCTGGTGTTGATGAAACGCTAACAGTTACTGGCACCACACAGAATACATTTACTTGCACTGCCACTGCAGCAGTTAGTGCGTCTGGTAATGTTTCCGCTGAAAAAGTAACTGTATTTACAGACCCTAAGTGGACAGAGATCCGTGTTCGTATTCGTTCTATTCCAACTCCCGTAACATTTTTTGCAGGTGAACGCCTTGTTGATCGTGTTATTGAAAGAGATCCTGGTTTATTCTCTACTTACTCCAGGACAGGTTCTACTGTCACAGTTACCTGTGGTTCAGTGCACGGACTTTCAACTGGCAATGAAGTATTTGTTGCAGTTACAAGTGGCAATGTGCCATCTGGCCTATATGTCATTACTGTTTTAAATTCAACACAATTTACACTTGAAACTCTTGCAAGTGGCAGTACAACTGGAACACTAATTGTCAACAGAAGAATCCGTGGATTTAATTACAATGATTACGTTGGTTATACCGTTACTGGTGTAGACCTTTCTACTAATGAAATTCTATTCCAAAGAACAGATAGCTATGGAACTCGTATCTTTGATCCTGTAACTAATCTTCCTGCAACTCAAGGGATACCAAAAACTGTTGTTCCCGCTCATCGTGGTTTTGAGGTAGGTCGTTATCTGACTACAGAAATACGTTATCAATGCACTTGTCAAGATTATTTAAAGCGAGAAACATTTGATTTCTATAAAGAACAACAACGCCGTAAGTTTCCTAATACAAAAGCAGGATCTGTTCGCCCTGGCTTTAACTTAGATCGTAATGGTAACTTGATTGAAACCAGAGATGATGTAGGCGTTTATTCTGACTTTGGTTATCTGGTTGTCAATAATTTCTATCAGTTACCTGGCTATGAAGATACTGCTGATACGTCGCGTCCTCTGCTGGCGTACTATCAGCTCAGGTGGTGCAAACATATTTATGCTGCCATGTGGTCTATTGTTCATGATGAAGGTAATGATCCCCTAAACCTTTCAGGAACCTATACCCAAAGTGGTGTAAACATCACTGTAAGAACTGATGAACCCCACGGTTTAAGCTTAAATACCCGCATTAATCTTGAGTTTACAAGCGGTGATGCTCTTAATGGAGAGTATATTGTTAGCCAGGTTATTGATGTTAATACCTTTGCTATTATCTATCCTTTCCAAAAAACAACAGGTGGTTATTGCTTAGTTAAGAACTTAACACCACATGAATATGTGAATACCTGGTTGCTTGAACCTAATGATCCGCCAGCTGGTGAGATGGCTGAACTGTTCAATAAAAAGATTGAAAAAGAAAATGGCGCACTTAAAAAAGCAGCAGAGCGCTTAGCCATGATGGGCTATGGAATGCCTTGGACTGGTGCTAAATCAATTAGTGGAGATCGAAATCAACCGACTCAGGTTGCTAATTTTGATCCTAACTTGGTAACTTTGATGGTTACTGATAACCTCAGGCGTAATGCAGATTACGATCCCAATGATCCTAATAGTGATCGCTTTAGCTTTACAGGTACACCGTTAAATACAACGACAACGATGCTGACTGTAATGCAAAAGATGTTTAATATTGATATGACTTTGATTGATGCTGCCAAGTTCGGTATGCTCGATCAACCACTAACCGATTACGCATCTGATTTTAGATTTGGTGAAATTGATTGTGGTACTTATCTCAATGGCAATCCAGCGGACTATAATCCAACTACAGGTGTACGTACTTCAGATCTTTTAGATTGCGGTACTTATGTCAACGGTGTTCCAACAACACCACCATTTACGCAGATTGATTGCGGTATCTACATTAATACCTAATGGCTGTTCAGATCCTACGGCTGCGCTCTAGCCTCCTTTATGACCGTGTGTTCCCCAGTCGCCTTGGGGATGGTGAGCTGGCGCTGAATACCAACGCTACAGAACCTGGCCTTTATTTCCGCGATAGCAGCGGCTCTCCAGGGCTAATTAAAGTTGGCCCTATTCACGTAGCTGCTACAGCCCCAAACCTCACTCCTACTGGCTACACACTCCTTGGTAAGGGAGAAAGCTGGCTAGATAACGCAAGCACACAGATTTTTAAAATCTATGATGGCACCAGCTGGCAGGTTCCTAAAGCAGTAGCTTCTACGTCTGCGAGTGGTTTTCCATCAAGTCCTATTGATGGCCAACTTCACTATGATAAATCAGTGCCTGCTCTTTATATTTATAACGCTACTTCTGCTAGCTGGGTAGCTGTTTAAATCTTATGGTTTATCATGTGATCCCAGATCCTGTCTAGTTTCTGGTGAACTGCTTGCATTTCTCGTAAGAAATCTTGCTTTAATACATAATCACGGATTATTGTATTCTCTAGCTTGTCATAATCGTGTTCAATTTTTTGAAAACGCTCATTTAACTTATCGTTAAAAGCTGATAAGGATCTAGATAATCCAGTAAATGCTGCAAGGCCTGCTGTAATTGCAGCAATAATGACTTCAGGCGTCATCAAAATATTTTTAACACTCGTTCTATTCTAAAGGATGGAACGATTTAGAATATCATTTAGGAAAGGTTGGATTTGTGGCTACCGGATACGAACCTAATATTGAAGGTGCTATAGCCGTCCTTGTTGACTTAATGCTGGCTGAGGGTGTCACCATGGCGCGAGAACCATACGCTCCCAATTATCGAGGCCTTGTTGATGCTCTAATTGATCTCAAGGAAGGATTCCCGACTCGTGTTGCTAGCCGTCTAATTATTCCGATGGAAGCAGGCGAAAATATTACTCAAGGGGAGGCTCTTTATATTGATTCGCCAACTGGTAAAGTATTTAAAGCAATTGCAAGTCTTGGAGAAGATGAAGCAACTGTTATTGGTTTTGCCAATGAAACTAAACTATCTGGCGGTGCCCTTGATGTTTTAGTCGGCGGAGTTCTTGGTACATCTGGTTTATCGCCAGGGGAGCTGTATTTCTTATCTGCTGCTTCTGCTGGTGCTATTACAACAACTCCTCCTTCTACCGCCGGCCAATATGTAACCCGTGTTGGTGAGGCGGGTACAGCAAACCAATTAGCTGTTAATCCTGATCCGCCTATCCTCCTGAGTTAAGATGGCAACCCGTAAACCTATTACACTGGTATCTGGTTTATTTCAGGAGGTAAATACTCCGACAGATAAACTTGATTTTGCTGGTAACACAACAACTGATTTAACAGAAGGTACTAATCTTTATTACTTAGATAGTCGTGCTCGTGGTGCTATCTCTGTCACTGATAGTGGTGGTGATGGTTCACTTGCTTATGACAACAGCACAGGTGTCATTACCTATACCGGTCCTTCTGCAAGCGAAGTCAGGGCACATTTAAGTGTTGCTGCTGGTTCCGGACTTACTTACAACAGTGGTACTGGTGAGTTTGGTACCAACGCAATTCCTAATGCACAGCTTGCCAATAGCACTATTACGCTTGGCAGCACACTTATTAACCTAGGTGATACCAAGCTAACGCTTGCTGGTTTTACTTCTATTGACGCAGGCCAGTTCAATGTGACAGGAGCTGGTGTTCAATTTGAAGGTACAACCCCTGATGCGTTTGAAACTCTCCTGGAGGCAGCCGATCCAACAGCAGATCAAACCATTACACTGCCTAATGCAACAGGTACGATTGCGCTGCTTAATACAATCAGTGCTACAACAACTGGTAGTGGTTATGGCTCTTTAACTTATAACAGCAGTACTGGTGTTTTTGATTTTGCTGTTGTTACTGATAGTAATATTCGTGGTGCGATTTCTGTTACAGATTCAGGCGGTGATGGATCTTTAACCTATGACAACAGCACTGGAGTTATCACTTATACGGGTCCTTCTGCTAGCGAGGTTCGCGCTCATTTGAGCGTTGCAGTTGGTTCTGGCTTAACTTACAACAGTGGTACTGGTGAGTTTGGTACTAGCAATATTCCCAACAGTCAGCTGCAAAACTCCAGCATCACTGTAGGCTCTACTGCTATTGCTTTAGGTAGCAGCGCTACTACAATTGCTGGACTGCTCTCAGTTACTTCTACTGCTGTTGTTACTAATGACAGTGGTTTCCGTGTTCGCAACAACTCTGATATAACAAAACAAGTAGCATTAGATGTTTCTGGAGTAAGCACATCTACCACTCGCACCCTTGCTGTTCCAGATAGCAACGGTACGATTGCAACGGAAGACTTTGCTACCGCTGTTGCAATTGCATTAGGATAGGATCATGGCAACACAAGTACAATTTCGTCGCGGTACAACAGGTGAAACCAGTACATTTACTGGTGTAACTGGTGAAGTTACTGTTGATATCACTAAAAATGTTTGTGTTGTACACGATGGTTCTACAGCAGGGGGATTTCCCTTGCTCCGTCAAGATGGTGTCAACATGGCACTATCTCCTGGCAGCCTTTCTAGTTGTGCATTAAAGTTTGCTTCTGACCCCAATACCGGCATCATTAGCCCTGGTCCTGATCAAATTGCACTTGTAACTGGTGGCGTTGCTAGAGCTACAATAGATTCATCGGGTACCGCAACCTTTGCCAACAACGTTACCATTACAGGGAGTCTAACTGTGAATGGTTCTTTTACCTCAACTGACAACCTCGCTCTTATTGTTGCTTTAGGCTGATATGGCAAATACATTTAAAAATGACACCAAGTCCAGCCTGGTGACTGCTGTTATTACAGATCCTTCAGCAACTGTTGTTACTGCAGGTGGTACAGCAACTCTAATTATTCTTAGCGTGCTGGCATCTAACAAAACCGGTACCAGTGCAGATGTTGATGTCTATATTGATAAGAACACTGGTGATGATGTTTATTTGGTTCGCAATGCACCTGTTCCCGCGGGTTCTACTTTAGAAATTATCAGTGGCAACAAGGTAATCATGGAAGCAAGCGACAAGTTACAGGCCAGGTGTGGTACAGCAACTGCTGTTGATCTCACTGTTAGCTATCTTGAGCAGACACCATAAGGAGGTATAAGTTATGGCTTTAACTAATGTTGATCTTGATCGGATTGACGGTAATAGTGGAACGCTTGCAAATGTAAATACTTCTTCTATTAATGGTAGCGCGCTGGCTGGGTTCAGGAATCAGATTATTAACGGTGACTTTCGCATTTGGCAGCGTGGTAACGGCAGCAGCAATACAAATGTTTCTAACTACAATCTTGCAGATAGGTGGCGTATTCCAAGCGGCAGGCAATCTGATGTAGCAAGAGTAGCCAGCGGTGGTCTTGTCTTCACAAAAGGAGCCTCAAACAATACCGATGAGTTTACAGTTGACCAAAGAATAGAAACCACCAATATCCAAGGACTTGCAGGTGAAGAATTAACGCTTTCTTTTGAAAGCAACTTGACTGGATTTACCGCACTTATTTATGCAGGAGATGGCCAGTTTACCAGTCTTACA